CAAGGAGCATCCCCAACAGCCCAGGCCGTAGTGCAGACAAACAGAGCTATCAGAATGGCGAGTGTCAGTCTCATCTTCATTAGCCTCCGTAGACCTCGTTGTAGAAGCCCCACTTCATGGCTACTGTCTTAGCCTCTGCCTTGGCAGCCTCGAACGGGTTTATTCCAGTCACACTCGATAGCAGAATGTTGACCACGGCATCATTCTTGAGCACCCATGCAATCTTCTTCAGGAAATTGCTCGGAATAGGCTCCACACCCTTTTCAGGGATGAACGCCTTGGCTGCGAGCAAGTGCAAGTTGACTACTGCCTGGATGTCGAGAATGAGCAGCCCTGCTCTCTCGGTATCACCGTTCTTTATCATGCTGATAAGGCAGGCAAGGGCCTTAGCAAGCCAAGACACGATGAGGTCGATACTGTCTCTAACGTTCGACATTGCGGTATCCTCACTTTCAGTATGTAGCACTAGGCTACTTTATTTGGTGTCTTTGCAGGAATGTTCCTTACAAAGAGCGGGATGAAGTCCTCATCCCCTTCTATGATAACACCTGAACCAGATGCTCGCAACTGTTCGACAGTTATCTCATCGACAACTTCATAACTCTGTGGCTGGTATATCTTGCTACGGGTTATCTTAGGAGCCTTCAACGGATTATATACATAAGAGTTCATGACTACATTATAGCACAACTTACAGTAAAAGGCCCCTGGTATATTTCAACCAGGGGCCTCTTTGTAGGCACTATCTCTCAGAGAGAGAGATTAGAGGATTTCTCCGGTGCCGTTGCCGACAGTGATGTAGCCCATAGCGTCAGAGACGACTACCTTCTTGGCGGCCCTGGAGACAACTCCCTGCTTCTGGGAGAAGTCAGCCGGGTCGGTCAGAAGCGGCGTCACATAGTCGGTGTACGGTGCCCAGATGTACGGGGTGTCAGACCACTCGGTTCCCTTGCGGAGACCAAGAATCTTCGAGGCATTAGCGGTACCGCTCGCCCAGAAGTTGGTTCTGAGAACCCGATACTTACCGGCTCCAGGAATGTTGACCGTTCCGTAGAAGGTCGTTCCCGGATAAATCTCACCGTCTACGCCGTTGTCGTCGTTGAAGGTGAATACACCTCTCATCGACTTGGACAGAGCCAGGGCTGCGTCCACACCGCAAACGATGTGAGTCATCGGGCCATTCCTCTTGGAGAAGATGGCAGAGTCGAGCTTGTTGATGTATACCCAAAGGTATTCATCCCAGTCCTTCTGCTGAGTGAATCCGGTTGCGGGCATGCCCGTTCCGAAGTCAAGAGCAGCAGCCGTAGCCTGAGCGAGCATGTCGTTCAGAACTTCGGCGTTCCACTCAAGAGCCATCTCACGGCTGATGCCTCCCAGGAGTTCCTGAGCGGCGTCAAGACCGTGGTAAGCTCTGAGGTCTTGCATCTCCTCGATTGACCAGGCCGCTCCAAGTTTCTTGGTATGCGCCTGGACAAGCTGGCTTGCCAGCCTGAGCCGAATCTGGAGGGCCGAAGAACCTTCAGTCGCATTGTCAGCAAACGACGTGTGGAACGGATTCGCACTCGTGTTCAGGTCAATGCGCTTCTCGGCTGCCTCTGCGTCTACCCGATAGTGGTCAAGGTAGAATATCTTACCTTCCGGCCTGTCCATCGGCTGGATGGAGGCAATCTCATTCATAATGTACATCGGGTACACTCTGCGAATGAGCGGGAAGATGAGATAGTTGCTCAGAGGAGCACCATCACCATCAACGTTGCCATTGGCAATCGTTGCGCCGGTCGGGAGGCTCTGCTCCAGGATGTCCTTTGCCCGGTCAATCTTGCCCTGCTCAAGAGCCAGAAGGCCAAGAGCGGCGTTTCGACCGGAGAAAGCTCCCTGCGTCTCTCTTGCGACATTGCAGAGCATCTGGTAGCAAGCCTTCCTCGGGCTTGTGAAGTGATTCGGAACGCCGGGTCTCGCCGGGCCATCCGGTAGGTCTTGAACCATTCTCTGGAACAGTTCGCCTACGTTCTTCGGAGCAAGTTCCTCCTTGCTCTGTTTGACGTAGAAGTGAGGCATGTAAGTCTCACTCTGAGTCTGCTCGCCTGCCTCAGTGTCGTTCTTGACGAACTGCGCTTGCAGGTGCGGCAGCAGGGTCTCGCTGGTCTGAATCAGGTTCTCCAGGGAGTCGCACTTGTCAAGTGCGGTCTGGTAGACCTGCATACCGACCTCGTTAAGGTTGGCTTCAGACACGAGAGCGGCCCTGGTCTGCTTCAACTCGGCCTTGGCCCTAATCTCAGCGGCCTTGACCTCTACTGCGGATTGGGTTTGGGTCTCAGTCTTTTCCACGGTAGTAGCATCTCCTTGGGTTTCGTTGGAATTGGTTGGGTTCGGGTCGCTCTGGTACTCGACGCTTTTCACGCCGCTACCAGTCGAGGCTCCGTGCCACACTGCGTCAAACGCTGTGCATACGAAGTCGTCCTGAATGACTGGCCTTTGAACCCCGCGCCAGTCCTGGACTTGCTTCGAGCCGTATCCACGGCTGGAGAAATCGACCTGGACTCCAGCCTCGATAAGAGCTTGAAGATTCTTGCCGTAAGGCTCAGTCGGAATGATTGTGGCATCAGCCCACAGGTCATCCCCCTGAAGCCAGAACTTGTCGAACTTGATTGCGGCATCAACCAAGCCCTGTTCCTGGTTGGGATGCTCAAGCTTCCCAAGGAACTTGCCTGCCTCGGCAGACTGATTCATCTGGTCGAGGTTGGATTCCCACACGGATGTAGGATAGACCTCACCTTTCGAGTTCACGATGTCGCCTCTGGTAACGATGCCCTGAATCTTCATGAGCTTCTTACCTTCAGCTTCCTCGGTCTTGTGAGACTGAATGAAGCTGAGTGGCAACTTGCCGTAGTCGTAGGAGTCACCCTGAAGAAGCTTCGATTCATCGAACTTCTGCGGAGCGTCCTGTTTCGTGCCCGGCGCAGTCTTGCCGAGTGCCGTTTTCACGGCGTCTGTCGTGCTGCCATCTCCAGCGGCTTTTGTCGCAGGGATGTCGTCGGAGTGCTCTACTCCAGAGCCGGAAGCTGCTTCATCAGCAGGTTCGGCAGTGGATGCACCCGGCGTTTCGGCATCGGTCTTCTTCTTCTCAGGAACCACGTTGTCATCGGATTTCTGAGCAGGAGTGGCCGTAGCCGCAGCATCGGCAATGACAGACTCATCAGGAACGGCATCCTGAGTTTGCGGTTTTTCGTCCGGCTTCTTCATTGCGCTTTGCTCCTCTCCACTGGAAGCGCACTCAACGCCAAGAGCGGTTATGACCATCTTGACATCGACCCGAGTGAGTTCTCCAGTGATAGTTACACATCCAGCTTCGTCAACTGAATATCCAACCAAGTAGTAGTCGGTGTCCGAATCCCAACTATCCGTGTAGATAAGGATTGCGTTTCCGAACGTTCCGAGGATGTTGCTCCAACGGATTTCATAATCCTGTTGGTTACCCCTCCACTCTCTGAATGCGTGACGCACTCTTGAGAGCAGTTCTTCTGCACTTCCGTCTACCGTATAGTGGTCTTGCGTGAGCGGCAGGAGAGGGTCGTATTCCCATCCCTGCATCTCGTCTGGCACCTTCATACCGTGCTTCGTCATCGCCATCTTGATTCGAGCCTTCATTGCTTTCAACTCGCTCGATGAGCAGGCCGAGGCATTGGTTGGAGACTGAATCAACTCGATAGCAGCTTGAACGTGGGCCACGGTATCCAGGGGATACCTTTGGTTCGTCGGGTCAGCGAACGCAAAATCCCCAGACTCCTTCACGCTCTGTAGGAGCGTGTTGTCACGTTTCTCAAGCTTCGAGAGCAAGAGACGTGACTTCGGCTTTGCTAGGAGTTGGTTCAACATACTTTCTGACCTCACACAAGGTTTGCTGAATCTATCGTAGCAAATCACGTCAACTATAGGGTGTCCACTTTAGAAAAAAAGTTATGTGGGAGAATACAAAGTGCGGAAAACCAGACAAAAAGCAAAAGGGACACCTCGGATGAAGTGCCCCTTTGCGCGAAGCGGAAGGTTTCGATACGCGATATGGTTAGTTCTTGCAGAAGTCCACGCAGGCTTTGAAGGCTTGCGTCTTCATCTTTGCAGAGTGCCCCATGAGCTTAGACTCGATGTTGTTGTCCGGGTTGTCACCGGAGC